ATCCGGTAATAGATCCGATGCGAGCGCTTGCGAGCTTGAGAAGTGCCTGCAATTCAGCCTCAAGATCTGCGAGACGTTGATTCTTGACCAGAGAGCTACCAAATAGGGAGTCTTGAGTGCGCTTGCGTTCTAGCTCGATAAGACGGTTGAGCGAAGCCTCGTCATCTTGTGCGGTCTCTGTTCGGATGGCTTGAAGCGCCTTCACGCGAGCCTTATCTTCATCTGATAATTGACGGCTCAAAGCGGCTTGAAGGTTGATGGCATCGATGTCGAACTTCTCCTCAAGACGCTTCTTGATTTCATCCTGACGCTTCTCGGCTGCTTTTGTCGCTGCCTTACGACGATCTTCTGCCTTATCTTTGACTCGCTCCTGCTCTCTCTGGCGAGAAAGTTCCTTGAGCGCCTTACGCTCTAACTTGTAGCGTCGATCCACATCTGCAATCTGCGCCTTGCGTTCGGTTGCATCGAGCGCTATGTCCTTAGACAAGAATTGACCGGTAAGAGCTGCTTGATCGCCAAGTCTGCCGATAGGTGCTGCGAGAAAGGCTCGAAGTCGTGCTGCTCCACGGCCAGCAAGCTCAAAGCCTCGACCGAGCTTTTCTGCCAAGGTCACAAGATCCGTCAGACCTTGTTGGAAGTCTCCACGGCCTAGAGCCTCGATTCCCTTCACAACACCGAGACCAATTGCTTCACGCGCCTCGTCAGATGCCACGGCCAACGCTCGCATCTTGCCTGCATAAGTCGTGAGATCTGCGGCTGCTGCTCCACCGAACTTATCTTGCAATTCTGCTTGGATGACGTTGAAATCTTTGGATTCGATGGCGGCTGCCGAAAGTCCAGCATCAAGACGTCGGAGCGCGGTGGTCTGGCCATCGTAGGCTCGACCCAATGCCCGAGATACGGTTGTAAGCGACTTACCGCTGCCGATGCTGACATTGATGGCAAGCTCTAGAAGTTCGGTGGCCTTGGTAACGTCTGCTGTCTGCCGAACAAGTTGAGCCAGCGCTGGCCGAAGTTCATCATCGGAAACAGCCGTTAGTTGTTGTAACTGATCGATTGTGTTTTCGATAGTTAGAGATGTGTAGGCCAGACCGAGGTTGTTGAGCGCTAGTTCTAGCTGACGAACTTGCCCGGTCTCATCGGCAAAGGCTTTGGTACTGTTTTTGATAAAGCGAAAGAAGGCTCCAAAGCTGACAATACCCAAGAGTCTCTTTTGTAGTTTCTCAAGACCACGATCAAGCCCTCGGGTCTGCTTCCCAAAGTTGTCAATGCCACGGCCAGAGAGTTTGGTGACGAAATTGACTATGACATTTCTTGTGGATGCCATTATCTGACTCCCCTAACGAACTTCAAGAGTCGAGTCTCTAGGACATGCTCGACTTCTCTGATGACTTTCGGGCCGTGTATCTCTGCCGCACGATAGACAAGACGGCGTGGATTGCCTCGCCGGACGGCCAATGCCTTCACGAAGTCCTCGCGAGCATTAGGGTTACGACTGACTCGCTGAGTTCGACGAACCGACGTCTGCTTGCCTGATCCTGCTAATTCATAGATGATGCCGGGAGCTTCGCTATTGATAAGGGAGATGGCCGTTGTCTCGATCTTTGTGCCTAGCTCTCGGCCTGTGGCAAAGCGAGTCCGGCTGATTTTGATGCCTTTTCTAACCAAGGAGGGCACCCACTTCCAGCGATAGGCAGAATCTCGCCCTCGATGCTCAAAGTCGTTTGCCCATGAAAGGCTGGTATAGGTCGGCTCTTTCTGACGCCAATTACGAAGCGGATTGTCTCCGGGTACGAATGAGCGAGCTGCATCTCTGGCTGGCAGAACAGCACGATTGAGCGCCTTAGTAAAGTCCTTGCGCAATTCCGGGCTGATGGCTTTGAGATCCTTCAAGAGCTTGTCGTAATCATCGAGCCGAATCGCTCCTTGTAAGGCCATCTCATCGCCTCCTTGCGGCTGCTCGCTTCGTGTTGATCGCTCTCTCTTGGAGAATCGACTTGATCGCGGTATAGATAGCCGGATCGCACTCTAGTAAAGCATTAGGTGCGATGCCGGTTAGTACCGCAAGGGACGCGATCTCGTAGATGTCTCCCTTGCGGTCTATCCATTTTTTGCATCAAGGATGATGTCAATATCTTCAAACTGATCGATATAGGCATCCCCGAATTCGGTTGTGGTCTTGCCAGACTTGCTTTCGCATAGCCAAGCGAGATACCAAAGATCCGAATCCATCTGGAACTCGACTAGTCTCTTTCGCCATCCTGCCTTGAAATGACTCTCAAAGGCTACCCGGACGCTCGGAGTGAGATCGTAAAAGAGTTCCTGACCGTCTTTCTTAGTGATCTTGATCTGGTGCATATAGTCCCCTTATGAAATTATGAAGATGCTTTGACGATTGCTGTCACCGGGAAGGATGCGCTTACAGAAGCGACGCCATCGACGGAGCCATTGATCGGTGTCCAATTCGAGATGAGGCAAGACATCGTGTACGAAGGATTCGTAGCGGTGACGGTGCCTGATACCGGAACTAGACGGATGTTGAGCTTGGTGCCGAGAGCATTCTCGAAGAGAGCGTTCACGGATCCAGAATCGAAGTCGTTGTAGAGCTCAAGGTTGAGGGTTGAGCGCTCGACTCCTGTGATGGCGTTAGCCACCGTGTCATTCATGGCAGTAATATCAACGACGTCCAACTCACGGCTGAGGCTCACGGTTGAAACGTGATCCGTAATCGTGTTAGTAGTGCCGACGATAACCGCCACCTTGTTCCCCATGAAGATTGCCATGAGTTATTTCTCCTTAGCCTATCAAGGTCACTTCATACCGATAACTTAGGTAATCGATATTTGCGACCGTAATTGTACCGCTGACGGCTTGCGTTACACGCAACGTCTGGACGGCGCCGCCTAAAGTCTTGTCTGCTTCGATGGCGGTCTTGATCGAAGTAGCACCGCTAGATTGCAGGTAGCCATCTAGCCGATCTTGTGCTGCCGATTCGCTCATGCGTCCGACAATCACAAGAACACTTAGAGTCGCGCTATCGAAGCCGCGATTGAGTGTGAAGTCATAAGTCATGTCCAGCATGCCTATAACCGCCAGAGCGCCATTCGTAGGAATGTTCGCACTATCTGGCAAAGTATCCAAGACTCGAAGTCCAGAAACGGTCTGCAAAGCCGTTTTCATATTGTCTCGAACTGTTGAAGGAATCACGCCAAAGTCTCTTTCCTATAAGCGCGAACCATAGCCGTCACATCACGGCCAAGCGGAGACATGCGAATCGCGCCAAGATCACCAAGACCCAAGACTCCACCGGGAGCATCTTTGCGCTTGTAGAGATCTGCGGTGAGGATGAGGCATGCTGACGTTATATCGTCTGGCACCGACGGCCAGCCCCATCGTGCGGTGACTTGAACACCGGGACGAAGTCCATTGCTGAATAAGCCCGGGAAGATCGGAAATGACGTCGTGTTCGAAACCATGGTCAGCTGTGTAAAGGGACGTCCCTTAGCGGCTGCGGTCAAAGGATCGAGCAAGAAGTCTTGATTGAGTGTCAAAGTCTGAGTAAAGGTGCCGTTGCCGGATTCATCTATGGCTACGACAAGGCTTGCAGATGTACCGATGTCATCGGTATAGACGAATACATCGGAATAAGCACGATAGAGACGTGCGCTCGCTGCTGAATCAAGATAGAAACGACGGTTAGCGATGCGATCAATGCTTCGAGATGCTGACTCAACGAGGCTCTCAAGAAGCGTGTCATCGGCTGTGTCTGAATTAGGGATGCTGAGAAAGGACTTGATCTCTGCGAGTGTGGCGTAGCCGTTAGTTATAGCCATGATCGACTTTCTCGAACTTTCACGTTTGGGACTAGGAACATGATCGCCCAATCCAGCCGATCATGGGTATAACGTTCCCGGCAAGGGAAAGGGAACCTTGCCGGGAACGAGAGCGCACTAGAAGCTAGGCGCTGCGAGTCCGGTACCTTGGATGCGAGCAATCGCTCCGGGGTAGCGGAGAGCGGTGAAGGCGCTCATACCGAACATGACGATATTGAGAGCAACCTTGCCGTTTGGCTCTTCGAACTTGACGTAGGTCGGAGAGTTTGCCTCTTCCCAGAGGTGGCACTCATTGAGATCTACGACGTAGATTCGATCCTGATCTGTTGATGCTGTCGTGGTGACGTTTGCATCGACGATGACCGGAAGGCCAAGGATCGAGTAACCGGAGTTTCCGTACGCTGGAACACCAGCACCGGTACCCATCGCGTTCTGTGGGTTGTAAGCCTGTGGCACAACCAACGGACGGTTCTGGGAATCAACGCCTGCCAAGAAGAATGCAAGGCGTCGTGGGTGCATGATGATTGCGTTTGGATTTGCGTAGATGGTCGATTGAACCTGACCGATTGCATCTGCAATCTTCGGGAACAGACCAGCAACAGTTCCGGTGGTCGCGGTGTAAGTGACCACGATTCCGGTGGTAAGACCATTCAAGCCCAAAGGACGGCCATTGGTGCCGGATCCGTTGAGGATGGAATCGTCGAGCTGTGTGTGATACGCACGGATGAGATCGCTGAGGACGATGTTCTCGATGTTGTAGCCACGGAGTAGCGCTTGCTTCGAGACTGAGTTCTGGCCTGCGATGGTATTGACATCGACGGTCAGAGTGGTGTCATCTGGATCTTGGCTTACTGCGGTGTCATTCTGTGAAGTCTGATACGCGACAGCGGTTCCGGTTGTGATTCGGCTGATAACGACCGACATGCCTTGAGCTGGAAGCGCATGCTTACGAGCTGCATCGGCGAATGGACGTCCAGCGCGTGAAAGCGGTGCATAGAGATCAACGAGATATTGAGGAACGACAAGACCTGCGAAAGATCCGGTCGAAGCTGCTCGCTTCTCTACTGCCATTTCCCTCTGGTGACGTGCGATGCGCTCTTCTGCATCTGGATCACGGCGAAGGTGTGCGTTGATTGCGTCGCTGAGGAAGCTGTCTGCGTTGCGCTGAGAATAGGTAAGTTCCTCACGAACGCTTGTGATGAGGGACTTCTCACGCTTCTCTGTTGCTGGCTTTGCTGAATCTACCTTGGCGGCGAGTTCCGCTGCCTTGGCGTTACGAAGTTCAATGTCAGAGATCTGTTCGATTCTCTCATCGAGCTTCTTGATTTCGAGATTGAGAGCCTCGACATTTGCGAGCTCAACCTCGGAGACATCGCGGAGCTCTTCAGCTGCACGATTGATGATCGCTTCGACCATCGATGTCTTGCTCTCTCGCTTTTCGCGAAGAGAATCAAGGAAGGCGTTTGCCATTGTTTTCTCCATTTTTCGGAAGGGTTGATTGATTGACGAGATGGTGCCGATCGCCAATCTAGGCAAGGTGTCGCGATAGCGAGGTGTTGCCTAACGTGTCGGGGTGATCTCCAACGTGCTTATTCTATATCTTTTTTCTTGATTGACTGCAAGATCTCTCTTGCCTTCTCAAGCCGTGTTTCCCTTTGCGCCCATCGATTACAGTAATAATCGGCTTGGACGTTATCTTCCCAAAGCGAGCAATATCCGGCTTCATAGAAATAACAATTAGCGCAATTGCGACCCTCTGGCACATCAGCGCTCGATGCCGGACGGTAGTTATCTGGAAGCTCTCGATTGCCATATTCGGAGATGTTGATGGCCGTCAATTGATCCTGAGCC